GCTTCTAGCGGAGTAAGCACTGCTGATTTATCGACATATACATTTAGTGGTGTTGCCTTGGGAACGGCTGCGACAAATCGCCATGTTGTTATTGCAGCAAACACGGGTACTGCTAGTGCAGCCGATGCTAATTCTGTAACTGTGGGCGGCGTCAGTGCGTCTTTAGTTGTTCGAGCATCAGGAGGTGACAACACTAGAGCCGAATTATGGATTGCATCCGTACCTTCGGGAACAACAGGTGATGTAGTTATAGTTTGGTCTTCAGCAAAGGATAGATGCGGTTACGCTGCTTGGGCTATGTACGGAGCATCTGCATCAGCTAGTGACACTGCTACAGATGCTGATACGACACCCTCGCAAACTATAGACATTCCTGCGGGTGGTTATTTGATTGCTGCACAGGCAGGAAATGGTAGCGGTGCGGCTAGGACTGCTACATGGACAGGGCCGTCAGAAAATTATGATGAAACGATGCAGGATAACTTTACACAAACTGGAGCGTCAGATGCTTATGCAGCGGCTCAAAGTGGGTATACTGTAGCGATAAACTTTAGCGGATCAATGAGTCTTAGTGCAATGGCTGTCGCATCATTCACCCCAGCATAGGAAAAAGGTATGGATTATTTATTTAAAAAAGCTGATAGCTCTGCAACTAGTTTAGGAAGCACTGTCACACGACTACAACTGCCAGAGCAGACAGGTGGCGATGTAGTCTTTACAGGTGACCAACGCCCTGTAGACTTAGGCAAGTATGTCCTCGTCAAAGCCATTGAGGTAACAGAAGAAGTTACCGCAGCCAAGAAGCGTGGCCCAACAACTACTGCGATAGACGGCGACAAGCAGACAGTAACGCTAACTTATACCGCCGTTGATCTTACCACTGCTGAAAAGGCACAGATAGAAATTGATAGGCTTGAATCTTTGGAGACACCAACCAAATTAGCCGAAGCTGTTCTTACGGATGATGGCAAGACTTGGTTACAAAACAATCGTAATTTAATAGACGCTGAAAAAGCAAAGCTGTAGGAATAAAAAATGGCTAAAGTCAAAGATGTAGAGTCTAAATTAAAAACACACGAGGCTGTTTGCGCTGAACGATGGAAAGAAACTATTGAGCGCATAAAACGCCTTGAGCTAGTTATGATTACAGGTGCAGGTTCTCTTATCCTGATGATGGCAGGTATGCTCTGGAAGATATAATAAAAGGAAGCTAAATGCCTTTGTCTAAGATACAGTTTAAACCTGGAGTTAATCGTGAGACTACATCTTACGGTGATGAGAACGGCTGGTTTAACTCAGACTTAATTCGTTTTCGTAAAGGTCGCCCTGAAAAAATGGGCGGTTGGTCTCGTCTAAGTAGCAATACTATAGAGGGAACAGGGCGGTCTTTACATGTCTGGGCCGCTTTGGACGGATCCAAGTTCATGGGCCTTGGTACGGAAGCCAAATTTTACATAGAACAAGGTGGTGGGTATAACGACATCACGCCTATCAGGTCTACGGTTACTCTTGGATCTAATCCTTTAAAGACAGGATCTGTTGTTTCTGGTGCTACGGTAATTACCGTAACAGCCATAGCACACGGTGCGGTGACAGGAGATTACGTTACTTTTAGTGGTGCTACGGCAGTGGACGGTATAACCACGGCTCAGTTGAACATTGAGCACGAAGTAACAGTTGTTGATTCTAACAGTTATCAGATAACAACTACAGGTACGGCCTCTTCTGGAAACACTGCTGGCGGTGGTTCTGCTGTAATTGCTAACTATCAGATCAACACAGGTCTTAATACAGTTGTGACAGGAACAGGCTTTGGAGCGGGTCTCTGGAGCGGTGTAACAACAGGATATTCCCAGACTACCCTTAACGATAGTGGTGGAATAAATGACAGTGTAACCTCGTTTACCTTAACAAGTGCGACTAACTTTGAAACAGCAGCGACTACAACAAGTGCGGATCTAACCGTTGTTAGCTCTTCCATTACAGTTGCAAACTCTAGTGGGTTTCCAGCTAAAGGTACGCTTCTGATAGGTAGTGAAAAAATACGTTACGGAACGAATGTAAGCAACGTATTTGGTGATTTGACCCGCGCAGATGACGGAACGACAGTGGCTACTTCTTCTAGTGGCGACGCGGTAACCTTTGTTGGTCTGATGTTGATAGGCAGTGAGTTAATTCAATACACGGGTAAGTCTACCCATTTGATTAATGCAGGTGTTGTTCGAGGTGCTCGTGGAACTTCTGCCGCTTCACATAGTGACGGAGCAACTGTCAAAGAAGCAAATGACTTTGTAGGGTGGGGAGCATCCTCTAGCACTGCGGCAAACACAGGATCAAACATCCGTTTGTACAGTCAGGACAACTGGGGTGAAGACTTACTGCTTAATGTCTTCGACGGAACTCCGTACTACTGGGATAAGACACTGGGCCTTGGTTCACGGGCCACGGACCTTGCCTCTCAGCCTAATGCGTCTGATGCTCCTACTATAACCCGCAGAATAATGGTTTCAGGTTCAGATCGGCATGTGGTTTGTTTTGGCAGTAACCCTTTAGGTGAAACTGCTCAAGATTTGTTGATGGTTCGCTGGTCTGACCAAGAGGATCCCGCAGATTGGACACCTACCGCTACAAACACGGCTGGCTCTCAACGTATATCTTCTGGATCAGAAATTATATCGGCACAGAAAACCCGTCAGGAAATGCTTATCTGGACGGATACAGCTCTCCATGCCATGCGGTTTACAGGTCCTCCGTTCACTTTTGGTTTCAGTATGTTAGCAAACAACGTGTCAATTCTAGGACCAAACGCCGTAACAACTGTTGGGGACAAGGTCTTCTGGATGGATCGTGAGAATTTCTATGTCTACACAGGTCGTGTTCAGCTTATCCCCTGCACTCTTCTCAGGTATGTGTTTGACGACATTAACCTAGAGCAGAGTTTTAAATGCTTTGCGGCTTCCAACAAGATGTTTGATGAGGTCTTCTGGTTCTATCCTACGGCAGATTCCACGGAAATAAATCGCTACGTTAAGTATAACTTTACGGAGAACACTTGGGATCTAGGAACTCTGTCAAGGACAGCTTGGGTTGATTATGGTGTTCACGATAATCCAAGAGCCTGTGGAATTGCTAACTCTACAAACTTTGTCTACATTCATGAGACAGGTGACGATGACGATGGCTCTGCCATGACCTCGTTTATTGAGTCTGCTGACTTTGACCTTGGAGATGGTGATCAGTTCATGTTTGTAACCCGTTTAATACCAGACATTGACATTACAAGCACCAGTGCTACCGCCTCGGTAGATTACGTATTGAAGACTCGCAACTTCCCAGGAGATAGCTTGGCTACTAATTCTACGAATGCCGTAACCTCAAGTACCCAACAGTCTTTTCTTAGAAGCCGGTCAAGGCAAGCTGCGCTACGCATTGAGAGTTCTACGACCAACATAACGTGGACGCTGGGTGATCTTCGCCTTGATATACGTCCTGACGGGAGCCGCTAATGTCTAGTTTGCTCGATCACAGTATGCCCATGGCTCCAGATGAGTACGATGTCGATACGTTTGTTCGAATTTTGCGTGATCTTGAGATGGCTCTTACAAAAATAGACTTTCCTGCTGTTGTTAGCGGAGAAGATGATACCAATGGTTTGAACTGGTTTATGGACTGATGGCTTCTGCTTACAAGAACATAGTAACGACGGTAGGTTCTACAGGTGATGTAGTTGTATACACATGCCCAGCGGCTACCGAAGCGCTTGTAAAGAACATTAATTTATATAATAGCCATACAGCGTCGATAGTGGTATTCTGCAAGATAGCTGATAGCTCCGCTTCGGCAACGGTATTTTTGCAGAAAATTACTTTGGCTACGTTGGCCTCTTCTTCTGCTACCGCAGACGTGTCGTTTACAGGTCCTTTTGTTTTAGAGGCTGGTGACACGCTAATATTTAACTGCGCTACCGCAGCAAAGATTCAAGTCTTTGCCAATGTTTTGGAGCTTTCCTGATGCTACAACAAACACACACAATATCGAATAAGGGTTTGCAATCTTTTGCAGAGGCGTCTCCTGATTACGAGTTTGCCCCGGTTGGCCTTGGTTCCATGCACGAACAAGCCAAGAAGCTGGCAGAGTACGGTCGGAACGGTGACATATATGTAGTCCACGCTGCGGAAGGTGAGACGGTCATACCCCTAGAGGTCCTGAACGCAAACCCAAAGATTAAAGAACTTCTCTTTGGTCAGATGCGCGGCATGGGCCTAGACCCACAAGAATTTGTTGTTGGCAGCGAACTTAATAGCATCAACCCAGACACGGGCCTACCTGAATTCTTCTTTAAAAGTGTGTTTAGAGGAGTAAAGAAAGCCGTCAAGTCTGTAGCCAAGATTGCAAAGAAGGCTGCTCCTATTGCTATACCAATGGCCGCAGCGGCTTTTGGTATTCCTTTTCTAGGAGCCAGCTTTGGTGCAGGAACTTTTGGAGCCAGCTTTATTGGTGGTGGCATAGGAAGTCTTGTTGGCGGGGCAAGTCTTAAAGATTCACTTAAAGCCGGTCTTATGAGCGGTGGCATAGCAAGTCTTAGCGCAGGTGCTATGGGCGCATTTTCTAAAGCTCCGGGCAGCAGCTTCGCGGGCAGCCTTAAAAGCAGCTTTACTGGTCTCCCCTCCCC